TTCCATTTGCTAACTTATTTTATACAAAAGCAGCAATTGATTACCTAATAGGATATCAGATGTTAGAAAGCATTAGTCCAGGAACCATGAATCGTATGCAAAATAGAATGAAAAAACAGTATGACCAAGAGTTTATCTTTGGAAATCCTTTATAAATAAGGGATAAGAGATATCACTTAGTGGATATTTTATATTAACGGGAGTAAAATATAGTAGAGGATTATTATGGCAATCGATATATCAAGCACAACTAGACGTATAGTGTACACTGGCTCAGCTGGTACAGGCCCGTACGCATTTAACTTTGAAGTCTTAACACAGACAGACATTGCTGTATATTTTAATGATACAGAGATCACACTAACAACAGATTATACTGTTACTGTTGATGCTGATGGCACAGGATCTGTTACGATTGTCACTGGCACTAATGTTCCTACTACTCCAGATGCCGATGATCGTATTACTATTATTGGTGATAGAACAATTGAAAGATCAACAGACTTTACTACAGGTGGACCTCTATTCGCTACATCATTAAATGATGAGTTTGATAGTCAAACAATCTTTGTACAACAAGTCCAGGAACAAGCTGATCGTGCATTACGTGCGCCTAACACAGATCCTACGACAGTAAACATGACATTGCCAATTAATACTGTGCGTGCAAACAAAACATTGGCGTTTGATGCTAATGGTGATCCAGTGATTGGTGAACAGATTGGTGACAATCGTGGTGATTGGGCAGCTGGTACAGACTACAACAAACGTGACTTGGTGAAAGACACATCTAATAATAATATTTATCTATGTAACACTGCCCACACTTCTTCAGGCTCACAACCTATATCAACTAATACCGATGTAGCAAAATGGGATTTACTTGTAGATGCAGCCGCAGCTGCAACATCAGCAAGTGCAGCAGCTACGTCAGCTACAGCAGCAGCAACCAGTGCAACAGCAGCTGAAACAGCTGAGACTAATGCTGAGACAGCAGAAACAAATGCAGCAGCTAGCGCATCAGCTGCAAGTACATCGGAAACAAATGCTGCTACTAGCGAAACAAACGCATCTAATTCTGCATCGAGTGCTTCAACCTCAGCAACCAATGCAGCAACAAGTGAAACAAATGCAGCAACATCTGAAACTAATGCGGCCACTAGTGAAACTAATGCAGCAACTTCTGCTACTTCAGCAAGTACATCTGCATCTAGTGCATCTACATCAGCGACAACAGCAACAACACAAGCTAGTGCAGCAAGCACCTCAGCAACCAATGCTGCGACATCTGCATCTAGTGCTAGCACATCTGCAACTAATGCTGCTACTTCTGCGACATCCGCAGCAACAAGTGCAACAGCTGCACAAACTGCTGCTGAAAGTATTGATGCTTTCTACTTAGGCGCGCAAGCATCTGATCCAACAGTAGATAATAATGGAGATGCAGTGACTGCTGGTGATTGGTACTTTAATACTGGATCAAATGAAACAAGAATTTACAATGGTTCAACATGGCAAGTCACAGCTATATCATCAGCTGGTTTTTTAACTTCAGGTGATATTGGATCAACAGTCCAGGGCTATGATGCTGATACAGCTAAATATGATGATGTGACTGCTAACTTTACAGGCACACTTCAGAATGGTGGTAGTGATGTTATTGTGGATTCTGACATTGGCTCAACAGTACAAGCCTATGATGCAGATACTGCTAAGTATGATGATACTACTGCTAATTTTACAGGTACACTTCAAAATGGTGGTTCAAATGTTGTTGTAGATTCTGATATTGGGGCCACAGGAACAGTAGGTTATCCTAATGTACCTCCTGTTGGAACTAAAACTTCATCATATACTTTAACAACCTCTGATGTAGGTAAATATGTTCAAGTAGGATCTGGTGGATCTATAACAATTCCTGATTCTACATTTTCTGAAGGCGATGCTATTTCTATATTTAACAACACAACAGGGGATGTAACTATTACATGTTCTATTACTACAGCATATAAAGCAGGTGAAAATACTGACATATCTAGTGCTACTTTAACAACTAGAGGTGTCGCTACTATATTATTTATATCAGGAACTGCTTGTGTAATGACAGGAAATATATAATGAGTGGTATTTTGAATATGTTTATAGGAGCCTCTAGTATTCAAGGTCCTTATTTAGCAGATTGGTTAGTAATTGCAGGTGGTGGTTCAGGAGGTTCAGAACGAGGTGGTGGTGGAGGAGCAGGTGGCTATCGCAATAGTTATAACTCTGAATCTTCAGGAGGAGGAGGTTCAGCAGAGTCTGCTTTAACATTAGAACCTGGAACAACATATACAATTACAGTAGGAGCAGGAGCAACAGCAGTTTATAGAACTTCTGTATCAGGTAATTCATCATCTATATCAGGTACAGGCATTTCAACAGTTACATCTCTCTATGGTGGTGCAGGTGGTACAAATAACACTAATGATGGTCTAACTGGTGGATCAGGCGGTGGTGGTGCAGGTTTCTATGGTGGGCTTGGTGCAGCAGGCACTTCTAATCAAGGTTATGCAGGTGGCGATGGACAATCAGGAGGTAGTTGGAATGGTGGCGGTGGAGGCGGAGCAGGCTCTGTAGGTCAAGACTACGGCACTAATGGAGGTGACGGAGGTAATGGAGTAGCTTCTACAATTACAGGATCTTCTGTTACTCGTGGAGGAGGCGGAGGAGGAGGCTCTTACTATGCTTCAGCAGGTTCAGGTGGAACTGGTGGAGGTGGTGATGGAGCAACTGGCTCAGGCACAGGTAGTAACGGAACTGTTAATACAGGTGGTGGAGGTGGTGGTAGTGGAGACAGTGCTACAGGAGGTAATGGTGGCTCAGGTACTGTTATTCTTCGCATACCAACATCAAGTTATTCAGGAACTACAACAGGATCACCTACAGTAACTACAAGTGGTTCAGATACAATTTTACAATTTACAAGTTCAGGAAGTTATACAGCATGAGTCATTTTGCAAAAGTAGAAAATAATATAGTTACTGAAGTTATTGTTGCAGAACAAGATGTTATTGATTCAGGGTTATTCGGAACTGGATGGATACAAACATCTTACAATACAAGAGGTGGTCAACATATGCTAGGTGGAACACCATTAAGAAAGAATTTTGCAGGTGTAGGGTTTACTTACGATACAAATAAAGATGCTTTTATTCCACCAAAACCATTTAATTCATGGATATTAAATGATGATACTTGTTTATGGGAAGCTCCTGTACCATATCCTACAGATGATAAAGTATATAATTGGAATGAAGATACATTAAGTTGGGATGAAAACTGATGACACCACACGAGGAACTAGTAGCTCATGAGAAACTCTGTGCCGAACGCTACAGCACAATACACAAGCGCCTTGATCGAATCGAGGGTATGTTAAACAAACTGATATGGGGAGCATTGGTTGGGTTCGGTGCCATCGTTGTCACTGTTATCAGCCATAACATTTAATGTTATCTAGAATATGTCAAATGATCAGAAGGGGAATACAAAATGTGGATGATTTATATACTCATAGTTATCTTGATACTCGTGGGTTACGAGCTTATCCGAAAACAACTCATAAAAAGAAGCAAGAGTGTCCTTATAAAATTGAGCGACTTACTGAAGGGGATTGCGTCTAAATGAAATTTTTTGCTATCTTTTCTAAAAGACTAAGCGAAGCAACAATTGCATGTATGGTTGCCATGACTCAAGGTAACCTCATCATTATGACACTCGGTCATTGGACTAAAGCATTACAGGTCGGTACAGTAGCAGCACTCGCTACCATACTATTTATTATTATTGATAAAGAACACATTACTCAAAGCAAGTTTGCCATGGCTGGTACCATTGGATTCTTCACAGCTGTTGCAGACTTCTTACTACATCCATCAGGTTTCGGTGGGCCATCAGTGGAAGCGTGTGTAACAGGTATTGGTGCTGGTCTACTGTGTTTGGCGATGAGTAGTGTATGGAGAGACAAATGATTTGGGCGCCAATTGTAGGTATAATAGGTGATGTACTTGATAAAGTTATTCCAGACAACAATGCAAAAGCTAAAGCAAAAGCTGATATCGAGAAGGCTCTTATCGACAATGCGTCAAAGATCAATCTCGCTCAGGCTGAGACGAATAAGATTGAAGCTAGCCATCGCTCTATTTGGGTTGCTGGTTGGCGTCCTTTCCTTGGTTGGGTCGCTGGTTTTGGTTTTGCTTGGGTGTTTGTTATCGCCCCAGTGGCTCAGTGGGTGTGTGCATTACTTGGCATTCATATAGTATTACCTGTATTACATACTGATGTGATGATGGAATTAACAGTAGCACTACTTGGTTTATCAGGCCTTCGATCCTGGGAAAAGAGCAAGGGCCTAACTAAGTGAGGTTGTCTGAACACTTTACCCTAGAGGAGATGACACGTAGTCAAATGGCTAGGCGTCATGGTATTGATAACACTCCAAATGACATGCAATTGGAGAACTTAAAAACATTAGCAAAGGGGATGGAACTTGTTAGGACTAAGCTTGATAGTTTGCCTATTATTATTAGTAGTGGCTTTAGGTGTGAGGCTCTCAATGATCTGCTCGGATCTAAAAGAACAAGCCAGCATATTAGAGGTCTTGCTGCTGATTGGACTTGTGATCGTTATGCTTATGTTGCTCGCGTATTTGAAGTTATCGCTGAATCATCTATTCCTTTTGATCAACTGATCTTAGAGTATGATTCCTGGATCCACATCTCATTCCCACCTGAAGGTGAAGACCCTCGTAGACAAACATTGGTAATCAATCGTGAAGGCACAAGGATTTATAACCGCTAGTTTCATTGAACATCTATACAATACATTCCGTATTCATAAACCATTTCAAGACTTTCCTGATAGCCATGATGTTGAGTTTGAAGTTGTCTACCATCATGATTGTATCGGAGAGTACACTCCTGAACCGCACCGCATACTCATCTCTACCAAGTATTGTAAGACACTCGAAGCTGTTATCTATACCGTACTGCATGAGATGATTCACATGCGTATGTATTTAGACAATCCAAAGTCTGAAGAATACACAGAACATAATCAAAAGTTTGATGCATACAACAAACAAGTCTGTGCCATGTACTTCCTTGACCCACAGGAACTATAATATATAATAGATATAACAAATAACATGGAACTTAATTATGAGTTACAAGTCAGTATTGGTTATATCAGATTTGCATATACCTTATCATCATCCCGATGCATTTGAATTCTTAAAAACACTCAAGAAAAAATACAAGCCAGACCTTGTTGTGAATATTGGAGATGAGATTGACTGCCACGCATTGTCCTATCATAACCATCACCCAGATTTAAAGTCAGCTGGTGATGAGTTACGTGCGGCCAGAAAGTATGTCAATGAACTAGAGAACATCTTTCCTGAGATGACGATTGTACATTCTAACCACTCATCACTAGTCTATCGTAAAGCGGTAACTCATGGGATTAGCCTGGAGTACTTGCGTCCCTACAATGAGTTCTTACAGGTTGGCCCTGGTTGGCAATGGGTGGATGACTTTACCATTACATTATCTGATGGCCAGAAATGTTTCTTTACTCATGGCATGTCAGCTGACGTCATGAAGGTAGCACAACAGTATGGTATGAATACAGTCCAAGGTCATTATCATTCTAAGTTTAAAGTAGAATACTATTCTAATCCTGACAAGCTAGTCTGGGGTATGCAGACTGGATGTCTGATTAATCAGAAAGAACTAGCATTTGAATATGCTAAGAATTTTAAGTCACGATTCATCATCGGCTGTGGTATGATTATAGAAGGGCAACCTAAACTCATGCCAATGGTTTTAAAGGATGGTGGAAGATGGACGAAAACAATAACATAATATCAGAACTCGATGCAGAACAAGCTAACGCAGTTGACTCAGTCATCGGTAAAAAGATTTGGAACATTGAAATCTTAGAGGATGGTGATGAGTCCATGGTCAAGATTATGTTTTCGGAAGATGATAACTCAGACTTTATTCTTTTGCATGCCGAAGGTCTGGATATGTACATCGTTAACGAAAAACCTAAGACCACACACTAAAAACGACCTTCACAATCGCTTTGTATTGCACGATCTAAACCTAACCTAGGGTAACATATCAGAAAATAACGATCGTTGTATGGTGAGCCTAGAAAGGGGCTTCACCGTATTTTGCTGTAAAATCAACAAGATTTAGTGGCAATTGCACATCAGATCTGGTTAATTTACAATCTGGCCTGAGCTTTAAGAACTCATCTGCTGATTCTTTGCAAGCAAAGATACGAAATTCATTACCATCTTCGTCTGCTACGTAAAATCTATCATTCATGTTTATCACTATACCATATTAATATATCTGTCATATATGTATTACAAGTATATCTGCCATACTAAAAGTTCAACTAACTAAGGAGAACATTATGTGGACAAAACCTGCTGCTACTGAAATGCGTTTTGGTTTCGAAGTTACAATGTACGTTTGTAACAAATAAAGAAAAGGGGTCTATGACCCCTTCTTCTCAGGAAACAAATTATACATTGCTAAACTATTCATTCGAGCATACATCTGATCTTGCTCTTCATTAGCTTTTCTAATTGCTTCCTTTCTTGCTTCTTCTTTTTTCAACTCTTTCTGTTTAAAGTATTCATCATCAAAGTATCGTTGCTTTTCTTCCTCAGTGAGTAAAGAAATATAATGATCCTTGTCCTCATCATTGTATGGTAGATCTGGCTTAATATGTTCAAGCTTATTAAAACAATCTTCACAGATAAATTCATTACCTATTGCTTGTTCTGTCATAAACTCTGCATTGTGATCACTCATTCCACGTGATTTATATAGATTGAATAATTTTTTATCACCCCAACCATATACTTTAGACTCATCAAGAATTAAATCACAATGCTCACACCATGACATATTATTATTGTCCCAATCAATATTTTTATCTCGATGATTATGAGAATATTTACTGTACTTGGTACCAATAAGTTCACGACCAAGATGTTGTTCAATGTGTGTTTTTACACTGTAACCAGGCTCAAAGGTGTTGTACCAGTCATCCCATTTGTTTTCTTGTTCATAAGAATAATTAATCCCATGAAATGGATCACTACCACGCACCTTTAGCAATTTACTTTCGATATTAATTACTTTGAACTTGTCTTGTATGACACTTGGTAATGTCTTCATTGCAATCTCATAAGCTTCTTCTACTGTATTCGCTTCTACTTCTGACATTGCTGTTTCTAATTCAAAGAATATATTGTATTTGTTCATAGGTTTCTCCTTTAATTACAAATAACTACATCTTTACATACCCGACAGATCTGCATTGATCCATCAGGTAAGTAAACTCTTTTGGTTTCACACGCTCCAACGTAATGTGAAAAACCGACTAGTGCCATGATGATAATGATCACCATGATGTCTTTTTTATCCACGTAAACCTCCGCTTCCGTCACTGGATCGTCTCATGCGTTCACCGTGCATCTTCATCATAGCTAAACGCTCCCTTAAGTTGTCTTTATCCATACCCAATATCTCTACTGCTAAATCAAACATTGGATTGTCATGATAGATAAAGTCTTCAGCTGCTCGAACTAATTTGTCTGGTGATCGGTACCCAAGTAATTCATGTATTGCATTCTCAAGTACCGCGATCACTAACTTGGCACGCCAGTCATTAATTGCATAACTGCGTTCCATCATTCGTTCATATAAAGGATCATGTATTACGTCCATTATTCATTCTCCATCCTACGAATGATGTCACCGATCTCATTCTTGATTGCTAAGAATGTATCAGGCCCTAGGATTGATAAAGCTTGTTTGTTTACCTCGAAGAATTGCAATAGTTTCTTTGCCTTCTCTTCGACAGGTAGTTTACTGTTACCAATCTTGTGTGACATATCAATCATGGTATTTTTTAATGCATCTTTGTCTTTGACCTCAATCGGATCCTTGCCAGGTAGATTGAGGCTTAGGACTTTTTTACTTCTTCAGGCGCCTTCTTTTGTGGTAGTTTCTCAGCCATTGACTTTGTTGATGCAGCGTTACCATCATCATCTTCAGGCGCAATACCACAGGCAGACATCAATCCATACCGCCGCGCGTACGTCAAAGCACTGCCGTAACCCTGAGCATTCTGACGATCAGCGGGTACTGTAATTACACCGCCTGATATTTGCTCACCACTCTCATGCATAAAGATAGTCTCAACCTTCACGCCTGACTCACAGTCCATAGGCCTTTGTAATAATGAAAAGCCATGGTTGTTCAATGCATCGATCACCGCTTCAATACATCCAGCCAGGTCAACATATGCTGATTTAAAGTGTGGATTAGTTGAGTTCTTGAGTGCTGGTGCAAACTCTTTTTGTGCCTCGACAAAAGCCTTAGCAGTTATTGATATTTTTGGCTCTTCAGCAGTCGCCAAAGTTTTCTCTGTCATAATCTTCTCCAAAATAGTTTAAAATTAATTGAACACGTCTACGTTTATCTTTGACGCGTCTTGCTATGATGTCCAAGAACATCATGTTGTCTGCTTTCTGATCAGCTTCCCATTCCTCTTCACGCATCACAGTCTCGTAGTACTCTTGATAATCATCCATTATCGATACTCCTTATACGTAGTTTGGATTGGCGCACTGTACGTGGTGGCCTTGCCGGTACAACCTTTTCCGGAGTGCCTTTGTAGTTAATCATCGGCCATGACACTTTGTGTTGACCGACTAGCGCGTACTGATTGTCACGCATCAAGTTCATAATACGCAACTCATGGTTCTTTATTTGCTCTTCGACATCAGCTTGAATCTTACGTAACTCTATGATTTTATTGACATCTTCTTCTGCATCGTCAAGTTCAATCTCAGTCTTCTCAGCCTCATCAAAGATCGATGCCGCTTCCTTAGTGGACTCCATGTCATACCACTCAGTCTCATCATTTGTTACATACTTGTCTAAGCGACGCTGAAAATCAATGACGGCTTCATGAATCCGAGCAATGACTTCCTCGTCCCTTTGATATACAAAAGTTTTTAGAGTAGTCCCTTTGTACAGTACACACACAGCGCCCCACTTGGCACCAGTGATGTCCATTTGCATTTGCAATTGCAAAGGCCCTCGGTACAGTGGGAGATCATGTGCTGATTCAACTTCATGTGCTGTTAGCTTAGCTTCAACTACACCCATGCCTTCCAGGGCAATCTCATCTGCATTGACGCAGACAATTCCCTTTTCAATATCAGTCATGATCGTTCTGTTGTCACCTGTAACAGTGCCATCTAAACTACATGCAATTGGTATTGACTTGTGAAAGTATGGTTTTGTATGTGTGGTCTTTGGATTGCCAAGTCCAAGCCTTGCACATGATTCATTTAGGATCGTTGTCTCAAGCGTGTTGCCCCAAAACATTGATTCATTCTCTTTGAATGGTGGCTCAATGCCTGAGATAACATCCATCTTCTGTTTTAATAGTTCGTTGACTGTCATAAACTTCGATGCACCCATCAATACAGGTACTTCAGAAGCTGATAACTGGTCGTTCGGTGTGACTTTACCTACCATGGTTATCCTTTCGATTTAAAAAGTCTAATAAGTTATCAAGATCATCGATCATAGAGAACCAGTCTTGCATATCCAATTGACCTGATCGTTCTAACTCAAAGATTAAGTTGATTATTTGCCTGATGTGGCTTTTAACTTGGGTTTTGTGTTGTATTTCTATTGTCATTTTTTATACCTTTCTCGGTTTTATTAATACATTCTTGATTCGTTTTAACAAATACTTCTGCATCTTCATGTATTTGCTGAAACATTATTCCCTTTTTACAATATACCTGAAGGGTATCTTTATTGTAAGATATTCTGAGATTAATTGCAAGGTCATATATCACTGCTCCCAGGATCGCTCCCAGGATCAAGTGACTTAGGTTTTTTATCATTGAAAACCCCCTTTTTATTTATTCCCTTTTTACTCAGCTGGAAGTCTTCGATGGCCAAGTCTGTTATCCAGTCAAGGCCATCTTCATATCCGCCGGGATAGTCATTATCCGCCATAAGATAACACCAAATAAGAACATACCGCTAACATACCAAACAAAATAAAACCCCCTATAACGTCCATTATGAGGGTTTTAATGCGCCTTTTTCGTGCTATGTCTTCAAGCATTTCCGCGTTTATGTCTGATAAATATCTATCAAAATTATTCATGTTCTACCCCTTTCTTATTTTTAAAATAGATTTCTTTTATTTGATCCATGTTAGCTTGTTCTTCAATCATCCTTTTTGTATGAAAGTTAATATCTTTTTGTTTGATATTATCTAAAAAACGGGTGTTCGTATAAGCTATACCATATTTACGATAAAGACTGATTTTATCTAGCGTGTATTTATGGTAATAATATATTTTAGAATGTAGGTTATAGTTATGCCAAGGATGAGAATAGGTTTTACTATCTGCTAAATAGTAATTAATTCCCTCTTCAAGTTCCGGTAATGTGACTATATTATTCAAAGTTTGATTAATATAATCTAGATCTTTTTGAGATAGTTTCATAATATACCTTTCAAAGTTTATAAAAATGATTGTCAATGACAATCCAATAGCAGCCGGTTAAAGCTGCTATTAGGTATCACTGAATAACAAAGCCGCTTTGATCCTTGCGCGCTTTGCCTTTTGCATATAAGCCTAAAATAGCGTTCTTAGGGTTTAAGAATGTAAGATCATGCTTATCGCCGTCAAATACTTTTCTTTTGTGAAATGTAACGGGTATATTTTCGGGCTTGTCAAATACCGCAGCAATGCGGACGCCTTTTTTAATAGCGCGTTCGTTGTATTTTTCAAACCCCTTTTTACCGCT